ATTCTGGATGCGTAAATCTATGATTGAATTAAAAGTTAAACGTATGATCTGGGCTAAACCAGGTACAGTTAAAACTAATGGTTCTAAACAAGAATTAAAACGTACATCTGCTGGTGTTTACCACAGAATGCGTAACAATGGAAACTTGGTACAATATAACAGAGGTGAATTTTCTGCTAACTTAATACGTTCAGTATTTGGAGACTTGTTCTACAGAAGAGTGGATGTAAAAGATAGAAGTGTAAAAATGTATACTAATGAAGCTGGATTCGATGTATTCCAACAAGCTTTAAAAACAGATGCATTAAATTCAGGTCTTACTTTTATGGCTGATTCTGGAAACAGATATATGCAAGGTGAAGGTCAACATATCACTTATAACTTTGCATTTGATGCAATGGTTACACGTGAGACTGGTAGAGTTGAATTAATTCACTTAAAAGAATTAGATTTACCACAATCTAACTTAGAGTTTGGACAAAACAAAAAATCTACTCCAGTATTTATGGTGTTTGATGTTTCTCCAATGTCTGATGGATCAATGGTAAATAACATTAGAGAAGTACGTATGAAAGGTGCTCCTTCTATGACATGGGGTTATATTGATGGAACTCGTCATCACTTAGGTTTTGCTAAATCTCAAGGTATGTCAAGTGCTAACAAATTCCCAGGATACGAAATCTGGATGAAAGACAGATGTGATGTATTTATTGAAGATTTATCAAGAACTGTGTTGATCGAGGAAATCCCACAATTTTAACAATAAACAGTAGTTACTACGCTACCCATAAGAACAGCGTCCCAGGGTAACTCAATATTTCCGAGAAAAGTCCCCTCACCTCCTCTCCCTCCTAGAGGGGATGATTCTCAACCCAGAGTGATGGATTGGTGTAAACCAGTCGCATTCCATTCAATTGGAACACTCTACAAATAGTGTGGTAGACTGGAGGGGTTCCAGCTCAGTCTCATAAACTGAAGTACGGAGGTTCGAGTCCTTCCCACGCAACTAAAATAAACCAATTTTTTTAAATTAAACTACATATGAGTAAAAAAGAAACTGTACTCAAACTTAGAAGCGAAGGTAAAAAATATAGAGAAATTGCTGAACTTGTAAATTGTAATTTAAGCTCAGTCTATTATTATTTAAAACATGATAAAAATTTAGAACATTTTAGTGCTAAAAGAAAAGACAAAGAGTATAAAAAAATAAGAGTTGGTTCTGTTAATAAAAGCAAAGCTAGAAATAGAGAAGTAGTTTTAGATCACTTTAAAACACATCCTTGTGTAGATTGTGGTAATGCAGATGTAAGAGTTTTAGAATTTGATCACGTTAGAGGAACTAAAATAGATTGTGTTTCTGTAGGTGTAAGAGATTCTTGGTCTGTTGAAAAATTAATAGAAGAAATAAATAAATGTGATGTTCGATGTGCTAATTGTCATAAGATAATGACAGACACTAGAAGAAAGCATAAAACAATAAACCAATAATAACTAAATATTAAATTACAATGAGTAAAACAGGCAAAATCTCTACGATAAAACGTGAGTACAACAGTTCACAGTTACAAACAATGGACAGTGGGTTAGCACAAAAAGGAATGACAAGAATCCCTGGTACAGGTGTATTTAAATATCCTTATAAAGAGTTAGATGGTAAATATAGAACAGGACTAGATCCAGATGCTACATATATCAAAAGAATTCAAGATCCAATTGAAAAAGATTTAGAAATTGAAAGAGTAATAAATCTTAGAAAAAGACTTGAAGATGAATTAGGGGATATTGATTTAGGACCTCGTTCAAAGTTTTGGAACTATGGATTATCAACTTCTACAGATGATCAAACACACGTACAACCTGTAAAGTTATTAGATGGTGATAATTATTTTGATCTATCAGTACCTTTTCAAGAGATAGCCTTTTCATGGTTAAGAGTACATCCTACTATTGCTTCCTCACACCAAGCTTGGGAAAGAGGAGAATATCCAGCAGAAACACAATTTTATATTGTTGATGATGAGATTGAAAATGCAGTGGTGTACAAGAAAAAACAATTGATCAACAAAGCTATTGTAATGTTTGATTCAATGAGTCCTGATAAAAAACGTAAAGTTGCAAGACTTTTAGGATTACCAGTAACAGAAGACACTAAAGAGGAAGTTGTTTACAATCAAGTAGATAACACACTTAAACAAACAGAATTTAAAAATGGAAAATATTCAGGTTTAAATCCAGTTGAAGTGTTTAATAGATTTGCCAACATGAAAGAAGATTTACTTCATATACAAGATTTAATTAAACAAGCTATTGCACATTCAGTTTATCGTATTAAACCAAATGGTAAAATTTACGAAGGTGAGTTTGAAATTGCTAAAGATGAATCTGATTTAATTAAATTCCTTGCTGATGATGATAACCAAGATGAGTTATTAATATTAGAAGGTAAATTAAAAACTAAAAAACTAGCTGCTATTTAGTAGCTAGTTTTAAAAATATAAAAGCATATGATACCAGTAGATAGTTTATTATACAAGATTGATCAAAGATTGAATAAGCTATCAACTAATGAGCACCAACAAATTCAGTTAGAAGATAAGATTTTAGCTTTGAATGAGGCTCAGATCAAGTTGATAAAACAAAAAGTTGATGGCATTAGTACTGCAAGTGGCCTAGGGATGGATGCATTTAAAAAACGTTATGAAGACTTACAAAGTCTTGTAATGAATTATAATCATCAACCATTAACATTAACACTTAAAGATGCTGATTTAAACCAATGGGCTGCTAATGTTCATATACTTGAACCAAAATATATGTTTTATATAGATTCATATATATTAGCAGACAAAGGAAGATGTAAAGATAGAAAGATTTGGATTAATCGAGATCTTGCTAAACATGGTGATTTACAGTTTATATTAAACAATGATCATTATAAACCTTCATTTGAATATCAAGAAACATTTAACTTTCTTGCATCCGATGAAATATCTGTATTCACAGATGGAACATTTACTCCTAATAATATACAGATAATGTATATGCGTTATCCTGATTATATAAATAAAGAAGGATATATAATGTTAGATGGCACTCCATCATTTGATCAAAATTGTGAACTCCAAGTATATCTAGAAGATGAACTATTAGATTTAACAGTTCAAAATTTAGCAATGTATACAGAGAATCAATCTGCTGTTCAAAGTGCACAATATAGAATACAAACAAATGAATAAACTTTATTAACATTTAAAATAAATAAAAATGGCTGATTTTTCATTAACCACGTTATTCGTGGTTCCAGTAGGGCAAACAACTGTCCCTAGCTCTGGCTCAACACAAGACCTGACTGCAGGTACTGTGGGAATCTTTAGAAGCGATTACTCTGTAGCTACTGCTAGTGGAGGTAATGCAATTGCTGATAAACCTTACTTCTATGTAGCACAAGGAAGAGTAAATACTTATCTACAAGGATCTAAAAGATCTGACAAGATATCAGGTAAAAACAATGCTGGTACAGGTAGTAACGTAACTGAATGGTACAAAATTACTGGTTGCCCAACTGCTGCTAACCAAGTTACTGATGTTACTGATTTCACTGTACAATGTGGAGAAAGTATATCTTTAACTTTACGTGCTAGTTCTTCTTACATTAATACATTGTATTTTAATGGTTTCACTCGTTCAGTAACTGTACAAGCTCCTTGTTGTAACTGTAGCGATAATCCATGCGATGATGTAAGTGATAATACAATAATCAATTTATTGATTGCTAAATTAACTGCTAAAGCTCCTGGTATCAATCCTGATAACATTAACTTTAACACATTCTGGACATTTGAAAATGTAGGTGGTACAATTTTACGTATTACAGGAAAACCATTAACTAAATATGGTCAACCATGTGATATTGCTGCATTCCCTTTTGAATATGATAGAATGAGCTTTAGAACATTTGTATATGCTGGTCCAGCTACTACTGCTGACTTTATTGTTGCTGACAATTGTAACTTAGTTGCTAATCCTGTTATCACTCAACGTGCTTCTTATGCTACTGGTACATCTGCAGAAATTGCTCAATTAGAGAAAAACTTCTATAGCTACCAAGCTGGTTACTTAAAACATTTATATAGAATGAATGGATATAATGAGAACTTTGAAACTTGGGTTTCTGATGGTACTTTTTATAATACATTTTATATTAAATTCAATGAGTATAACAGATCTGAGTATCAATGGGGTGATTACATTATGGAAGATTCTACAGTAATTCTTGCTATCCCACAAACAGGTGGTGCACTTACTTCTGGATTTGAAACCATTTTGACTGCTGCTTTAGGAACTGCTGTAAGTAACAATGCTTGTATCACTACAACAACTACTACTTCAAGTGCTCCTGCTAGTACAACAACAACAACTACTACTAGAATTCCTTAAGAATTAACAACTAGTAATTAATAATAACCTATGCCAGGGGAAAGAGGATAAATCTCATATTCCTCTGGCATATTTATTTAAACAAACATGGCAAACTTACAATTAGATATACTAGTAGTACCTACTTACGATGTTAATACTCTTGGGGTTGCAGATGCTTCTGTATATCCTACTAATCCTCCAGTGGTATCTGTACCATCTATTGAGATTGATATACCTGGATTTGGTATTAAAATATTACCATTTGTTCCTAATCAATTAAATGTATTTACATCTTCTATTTTAGGAATTACAGAACCTGGTTGTAATCAACCTCTTCCTGATGGAGTGTATAGATTAAAATATTCTGTTGCCCCTGCATATTTAAATTATGTAGAAAAAACAATATTACGTGTTGATAGACTTCAAGAGAAGTTTGACAATGCGTTTTTACAATTAAATATGATGGAGTGTGATAGAGCACTTAAAACACAATCTAGTGTACAATTAAATACAATTAACTTTTTTATTCAAGGAGCTATTGCTGCAGCTAATAACTGCGCAGAATATGAATCTAATACATTATATGCTCAAGCAAATAATATGTTAGATGGTTTTTTAAAATCTAACTGTGGTTGTTCAGGTAATAACTACCAAATAAACTTTTATTAATTATGGTACAATGTTCAAATTGCGAAGCTAAAGTGGGGTGCGGATGTCAATTAACCAATGGGTTATGTGGACAATGCGCAGCTAAAGTGAATAAATAAAAATAGATATTATGTTATCACCAAGATTAACTAATTGCCCAGAATGTGCTAACATTCCTTTTTTACTTAAAAAAATAGATTGCAAGTTAGCGGAGCTTGGTAATAATTTGTATAACAATATTTCATATATGTTAAACAAACCAATCCCTACTGATGATATAATTCAATTAATAGGGTATAGAAGAATATTACAATATAAATATATAAACCCAAACTACGCTCATAGATATACAATAAATATGATTGCTAGCAGAGTGATACGTCTTACAGTGGGATGTGTTAGTAAATGTAATACTCCAGAACCTTGTTTAGAGGTTCCTTGTAATATTACAATAGTTCCTAACACAACAACTACTACCACTACTTTATTTAGTACTAATTATACTGTAGCAGGATGTGAAAGAATGGAATATGATGTTATAACATATAATGGTAATGATATATTACCTACAGGTACTATTGTTAGTAATAATACACCTGAATGTTTTTTTATAACTAATGTAACTACTGATCCTGCAACTGTAAACTTTGTTGAAACTGTATGGCCTATTCCTAATGACTGTCAACCTTGTATAGATTCTCATATAATACCTTAAACTTTTTAAAATAAAAACTATGTCCAATTGCACAAATTGTTTTAACGGATGTACAGAGATTGTCTCTGACAGATGTGTTAGATATACAGGAATAGATGTTCCTGCACTAGGAATCACTACAGGAGATACTTTATCTTCCGTAGAAAGTTCAATAGTAAATTTTCTTGTACCAGTATTAACAGGTGTAGGGATTAAACCAATTATAGATGATACTATTATTTGTAATCTTGTAAGAAGTAATCTTCCTACATGTACAACATGTACAGGATTTACATTAAATGATGTGTTATCAGCTATTATAAAATCTATTTGTGATCTTCAAGAACAAGTAGATGTGATAGATGCTACACTCGTTACTATTAATGCCACTCTTACTACATTAAATGCTGATTATACATTACCAATAGGACCTGCACCAGATTATACACCATGTTTAACAGGTGTTACAGCTTCTTCAGATACACATGCTATTTTACAAGCTGTAATAAATAAACTTTGTGGTTTAGTTACTAGTCTTCCTCATACATATGTAGCTATTGCAGATATTGATATATTTATACAAGATTATTTAAATAGTACAACTAATAGTCTTATTAGTAATAAAATGGTTCCTTATACTGTAGTTCCTTATTTTGGACCTATAACATTTTTTAATTCTACAGGAGCTGGTACATTAAATTGGGATAGAATATTTTTATGTAATGGTAATAATGGAACTCCTGATTTAAGAGGAAGAGCTCTTACAGGTGTTATTAATGGTGTTCCTGGTCCAACTATGAATGCTGCTGTTAACCCTTCTGCTAGTCCAGCTAATCCAAATTATAGTCTTTATGATGTTGCTGGTGCTAATCAAGTAACACTTACATCTACACAAATTCCTTTACATACACATGCTAATACTATTTCAGTAGTAGATCAAGGACATACTCACACTACATTTGCAGATGTAAAATATAATAGTCCTGGAGCAGGTTTAAAACTTGATACTCAACTTAATATTGCAGGAGGTACTAATATTACTAGTTCTAGTACTGCAAATATAGTTGCTACAATAGATAATGTAGCTGGACCTGATGGAGGGGGATTACCTCATCCAAATATTCAACCAGTAATGGCTTGTTACTATATTCAATACAGACCTTAAATAAATAAATAAAAATGGCATATCCATATTTAACAGTAAATCCTTGTTGTACAGATGTAATTTTAAATAGTCCTTGTGGAACTACTGACCCATGTTCTACTCATTTAACTATTTCTAGTACTATTGTTTATGATGGTCCTTTATTACCATGTATAGTAGCTGAACCATGTGATACACTTAATGTTATATTACAAAAAATTGATGAAATTATTTGTACATTACTTTCACAAATAAATACATTAAATAATCAAGTTACTAATATTAATAGTCAATTAATAACTATTAATAATGATATAACTAATATATATAATGTATTAGATTATTGTTGTGTAACTACAACAACAACATCAGCTCCTCCTTGTGAAAATTTTTCATTAAATAATACAGGAGTTACACCAGTAGCTATAATTATTACAAATTGTATAACACATGTAGAAGAAGCTATAGTATTGATGCCAGGAGCTACAAATATTTGTGTTGTAACAAATAGTCCTTTAGTTGTACCAGGTACAGTTATTGCAACACCAAATGGCCCTTGTGGTACTACTACAACTACTAGCACAAGCTCAACAACTACTACTACTACTACAGCTATTCCATGTGAATGTTTAACTGCTATTAATGAAGATAGTATATCTCACACAATATCTTATACAGATTGTTTTGGTGTTTTTCTTGAAAATGATATAGATATTCCTTCTTATGGAACTGTAAAATTTTGTGGATGTTGTGCATACTCAAATAGTCGTCTTGTAACAATTTCTATAGGAGAAAATTGCATAGATCAAATATGTCCAACTACAACCACAACTACTACAACTTGTAATCACCCTAATTTAATTACTAATGGTACATTTAATACTAATTTAAATGGGTGGAATTTAGATATAGTTCCTGATTGGCAATGGAGTTCTGCACATGGTGGAAGTGCACATTATATAGGAAGAGATGAGCTTGCAATTTTATCTCAAAATACATTAACAATAGGAAATACATATGATGTAACATTTGATCTATGGTGTGATAATCCTACTAATATAATTAATGTATTAGCTGGAACAGCTATACATAGTATAACAAATATATCAGGATATCAAAGTGTACATATAATAGTTACATGTATAGGTAATTCATTATTTGGTATTCAAGGTGATGATTCACAAGGAAATCCTTATGATACAATATATATTAAAAATGTAAATGTAAGTATACATTGTCCTCAATTTACAACAACTACAAGTACAACATTACTATAAACATGGCTAATTGTCCTCAAATAAATAATACAACAATAATAGGAACGAGTACTATCACATATGATGGTACTCCTCTTCCTTGTTCAAATGTACAGACATATGATGGATTAAATGATATTCTTATAAAATTTGATAATATCATATGTAATATTCAACAATCCACTAATACGCTTATAAATGATATAACAAATATTACAGAAGATGTAATGCTTGTTACAGAAGATATAATTAATATAAACAATCAATTAGGTGTATGTTGTCCTACAACTACCACCACTACAACATTAATATAAAAACTAAATCAATGACAGTATTTATAACATTAAGCACAGCAGGAGATAATGCAGGCCCATTTAATTTATATTCAAATATTGATGGATATACAACAGCATTTGAATCAGGAATAGATAAAACTTTATTACTCGCAGGATATGCATCTTCATTAGTTCCTGATTATACAACAACTGTTAGAGTACTTTCTACTGGAGAGTGTACTAATTATATTGATTTACTTTTATCAGGCACAACTACTACAACAACCACTAGTATAATATAATAAACTTTTTTTTATTGGTTTTAAAAAGTTTTCTCCTCAAGGTTATTCTTGGGGAGTTTTTATTTATAACTATTTTAATTATAAAGAATTACACCTCTAACTAAAATTATTTGGAATATATAAAAACTATTGTTTATCTTTACGATATTTTTTAACTAACGTACATAAATATGTCTAAAAATCAAAGTTTATTATATAGATTAGAAGAGTTACTAACGCAAAAGAAAAGTAAAAAGTTCTATGCTGAAAAACTAGGAATAAGTGAATATGAAGTAAATGAACTTTTAAAGGAGCTTAGAGAAAAAGATAATGAACCTACTGATGTAGTAAGAAATTATACAGAAGAACGTAAGGTTAATGTTGAAAAAGGTACAATAGAAAGTACAATAGTATCAGACTTTGATCCTAAAGATGATATTGAATTAGCCAAGTTACACAAAATAAATTTAGATAAATACATCATAACCAACTATTGGTCTAAGATGTTACCAAGTGGAAAGTTTACTTCCTCAATTTTTTCAAAAAGAAAACAACCTCAAGATTACTCTTCTGAAGACTTTGCTAAGTTTTTAGAAAACTACAAACCAAATAATATAGAAATTGCACAACCAAAAGAATCTTTAGAAAAAGATTATGTAAATGTAGAAATTTCTATAGCTGATTATCATTTAGCTAAAAGAAATGTAGATGGAGATAATAACCCACAAACAAGAGCTAAACGATATTTTGATATGGCTCAATCTTTAATTAAGAAAGTATGGGTTAATTTTAATATAGACACTGTTGTACTTCCTATATCAAATGATTTCTTTCATACAGATAACTATCAAAACCAAACTACACAAGGTACACCACAAGACACTATAATGGGATATTCAGAAGAATATGAATTAGGTTTTAGTATTCTTGTAGACACTATTAATATGTTACGACAATATTCAAGTGATGTAGTGGTAGTGTTAGTACAAGGTAATCATGATAGAACTAAATCTTTTTATCTAGCACATGCATTAGAAGTATTTTTTAAAGACACAATAGATGTAAATTTTATAAGAGAACATTCAGTGATTAAAGGAATTACATTAGGTAATACATTCATTGGGTGGCACCATGGTAATTGTAAGTTAGAAGATCTTCCTTTATTGTTTGCAACACACCCTAAATATAGTCAAGCATTTGGTAATGCTAAATATAGAGAAATACATACAGGTGACAAACATCACTATATGGCTAAAGAATTAAAAGGAGTGAGAATACAACAAATGCCCAGTCTTTCTGGAACAGATAGATGGCACTTAGATAATAACTTCGTACATTCAGTGCGAGCAGCTCTAGCTTTAGTTTATGATCCTATATTAGGAAAGATTGCAGAGTTTGAACAACGTATATAAATTATGGCAACATTAAGAAAATTAGTATCAGATGATTCAAAGTAGTGGTAAATATTATGTATATAGATACATTAGATTAGACAAAAATGAGCCATTTTATATTGGAATTGGTACAAAGGCTAGTAAAAAAATAGGATTTAGATCAATTAAATCTGAATATCATAGAGCATTTAGTAAACATTATAGCAATATCTACAATAAAATAATTAAAAAAACCAACTATATTGTAGAAATACTGATTGAATCAAATGATTATAATTTTATTAAAAATAAAGAAATAGAGTTTGTTAAACTTTATGGAAGAATAGATAATAAAACAGGAATACTAACAAATTTAACTAATGGAGGAGAAGGAACAACAGGTTTTATTACATCTCTTAGTACTAGAGAAAAAATAGGATTAAATAATGCATCTAAAGGAAAATTTGGAAAAGACAATCCTAGATCTAAAAAAATTTATCAATATGATATAGATGGTAATTTTATTAAAGAGTGGGATAGTTTAGCAGATGTTGGCAGATTTTTTAATATGCCAAATAAAAGAATACCTTCATTTAAAAATAAAACTTTTAAAGGTTATCAATGGCATTATAATTTTTTAGGTGTACAAATAAAAAAAGTAGATTATACCGTTGGATTAAATAATAGATTAGTAAAAATTTGTGTTCCAATTTATAAATATGATTTAAATAATAATTTTTTATGTAAATATAACTCATACAGTGATGCCTATAAAGATACAGGAATTTCTATTAATGGTATCTGGGGAGCTATACATAGAAAAAATAATATATGTAAAGGATATATTTGGACTAAATAAAATATAAAAAATAAATATGAGTACATTACGTAAATTAGTTTCTTCAATAAGAAGTGTCCACAAGATACTTTCAACTGACTCTTTGATAACTGACCGTGCAATTGCAAGTGAAATAAGAAATAATTCTTTATTATTAATTAAAAGAGAAACAAATCTTAGAAAGCTTTGGTCTACCGATACGCTTTTTACCACTATACCATGTCTTGAGATGTGTGAAGTACCTATTTCTGAATGTTGTAATTATGTAGATGATTGTACAATAGCAAGAACTAAATTTAAACTCCCACGTATATCAGAAGGTAACTACCAATATGTAATACAAGGAGTTTATTCTATTAATGCTTTAAGTGGTAGAGGTAAGAAATTAAAAGAAATATCTGTTAATAGATATATAAACTTACTTAAACTTCCTGTAATTAAAAATGAAGAATATTTTTGGATAACAAATGAATATCTATATGTAAATAATCCTATGCTTAAATCAATTAGATTAGTAGCATTTTTTGAAGAAGATGTAGATAATGATATTATGTATCCAGAATGTGGTTGTGGTTCACCAGAATATACAACTGAACAATTATGTATGAATCCTTTAGATAAAGAATTTCCTCTTCCTGGTTATTTAGAACAACAAGTATTAGAATTAACTTCTAAAAAATTATTGTCTACATATTTTAATATCAAGACAGATAATACACAAGAAGGGATTGATGGTCAACAACCAAATTCAAAACCAACTAATTAATATATGCAACATAATCATTATTTATATAGACATTTAAGATTAGCATATGGTTACAAATGGGAGGAGGTAAAGTCGTGCGTGTAGCTGTAGATTGGAGATCTTCTAGTAAAGATAACTA